CATTGCGATGCCACGGAAATCACGAACAGAGATACCCCAGTCAAGCCAGATATCCCATGTGAATCCGAGTGTTCCGGGTGTCTCCATTCTGCGAACGGTAGGAGTCTCCTGTCCGTTCAGGTAATCCACCTGGATGCCTCTTGCGCTGCTCTCATCTGCAAACATGAACCAAGGACAAGCATTGGTGCCTGCCATAGCATTAAGCAGCGGACTCTCAACTACCTGAAGAGGATAGTTGTACAGAGGGTTCACATCGTTGTTTGAAGATCCTACAACCTGAGCCGAATGGAAGATAACCGCAAGGTCGAACTGATATCCGACAGGAACGACAATCTTTCTCGGTGTGATGTAGATCGGATCTCCGAAGTGATCTGTCTGCTTCTGCATCTGAAGGATGATCTCCTGGATGGATGTCTGGGTAGGCTTGCTGCCGGATGCCACAAGGTTCTTGTGAGCAGCGCTGAACAGCTGAGTGCCATCAAAGATCACAGCGTTATCGAACAGGATCTTGTAGACATTCTTGTCGATCGTCTTCTTTGCAGCCGTAGCGTAAAGGCCGGGAACTCTGGTAAGGAATCCGATATCGTCATTGACGAAGGCCTGTCTTGTCATGGAGAACTGCTTTCCGTAGGTCTCCAATTTACGCTGAGGCAGCATCTCAGTACGAGGCATATCCGGTTTGATTTCCCCGTTCTCAGGAACCTTAAGGAAATCACCCACGCCGCCGATCACATACTCATGATCCGCAGTCTCCTTGAAGTCCGGAAGGGATCCCTTTGTGGTGATCTCCTGGAATGTGGTAGGTACATGGTTGTACAGCTCTACGATAGACTTCTTTATGGTCTGATCCATGATTGCCGGGAAGGCAGCCGAAGGATTGTAATACTGTCTCTGCATCAGTTCCGTGTAGATATCATCGGAACTCATGCGAAGAAGCTCATTCGTGTTTCTACCATCACGAGCCAGGCACTCAATAGCCAGATCGCGAAGGGATGTAGCCCTGAAGGAATCAGCGCCCTCAGCAGGGTTGTCGATAGAAACACCGGAACGCATCATGAGGCCGTCAGTTGCCGCCCTGCGGAACTTGTCACCCTCATCCTGTGTAACGGTTGCGCCGGATCTGACGGGAGCCTTGTCTTCCATGAGCTTATCCATAACGGCCTTGCGGACAGCATCCACAGACATACCGTTGTCGATATAGCTTCTGGCATCAACTCCGAAGTGACCGCACATATCCTCGATGGCGCGGATCCTCTCACGCTCCATCCTGCGCTCATTGGCAGCATCAAGCTGACGGCTCTTTTCCTCTTCGCCGTCATCCTCACCGCCTTCGTCTTCTCCATCATCGTCATTAGCACGGGTCTGATTAGCGTGGCCAGTAGCCGCCGCTGCCAGAGCCGCCGCATTCATGGCGTCAATGGAACGCTGCAGAGACTCGAACTCGTTGAGTTCTGCATCCGTCATTGCCCGCTTCTCAGCTTTCGCAAGATTAAGAAGCTCCTGCTGACGGGCAAGCATCTGTTCTCTACTCATTGTTTTGACCTCCTTGTAGAATTAAAAGATTTTTGTTGTATTGAAGTTGCTTTTCAAGCGTTCGGTACATGGCAGTATCCGCGCCGCCCTGTGCGGAGCGTCCTACACCCACAGTCGGGTCAGCCGGAACGGATACTATGCTCACCTCGTAGGGTGCCCACTTCCTTGCGATGGAGCATGGTCCCGTGTACTTGCCATCAGCCGATTGCTTGTTCGGCATTACTTCCTCCCATGAATCCACGATGTATCCCACGGATACACCCTTTAAGGTGCCGGATTGCACCTTTTTGAAGATCTTTTCAGAATCTTCATCCGAATCAAAGGTTACCTCAGCTTCGCCACGGTTCCCTTCGATCCACGCCCTCTCGATTTTTCCTATGACCGCATCACGATCATGGTTGAAAAGAAGGACTCCTATGTTATTGAGCCGGGTTAAATCCACCGACCCTTCCGAATGATCAAGAATTTCGGGTCCGAACCACCTGTTATAGGGTTCCTCCGAAGAGAATGACAGGCGGAAGGTGCGCTCCTTGCCTTCTACGGCACGAATGGAGCAATCACTGATCTCCCTGGTCAGATCCCTTTTTGTCTGAGGGTCTTGCATCTTCGTCTTCTGGTCTTTCGTCCCCATTGTCCTCCGGAGATTCACCGCCCTCTTCTTCTGTGAGTGTAGGTTCATCTTCCTCTACCTCCTGTTCTTCAATCAGTTTTCCGTCAAACATGACGGAATTGAAATCGCCGATACCGATTTTCTCAGCGTACTCCTGAACTTCTGCAATATCATCGAGCTGAGTACGCCAGTCCACACCGTTTTCAGCGCATATCTGCTTGTACGTCTTCACTCCTGCATTCATTGCAGTCTTCATGGCTCCGGACTCCTTCTGGGGATCAATCCACTTCTTCGGAGGCTGAATCCATTCATGGGAGAGAAAATCATCTTTCTTCTCCCAGAACTGCTTTGCGGTCACCTTTGTGGTAACGCCGCTCATAACACAGGAAATAACAAAGGTCTCATATATCTCATCCAGAATCGAGAGGATCATTTCCTTCTCTTCCTGGAATGTCATTTCATCCTCGATCGCGCCCTGCCTTGCAGATGCATAATTGGTTTCCGACATATCGCGGCTTGTAGCTTCATAGCTTAAGCCCTGACCGGCACCGACAAGCCTCTGCTGCAGCTTCACAAAGGAAGTCGCGTCAGCTGACTGGCCTGTGGGGTTTACTACCTCCACATCATCACCGGCATTAAGCTCTTTGATCATACCGGGTGTCAGCGTCTTGCCGTCATAAGAGAATCTGTCACTGCCGCCGGTTCCCTGCCGCCCGATCCCGGACACAGGGAGCTGCTTTTTGATGAAAACCGAAAGACAGGCTTCAATCCTCTGCTTCACGGATACCGCAGTCATGAACTCATTCACATCGCGGATCCTTGTGGCCGTCTGAGCCATGTCGGACATCTCTCGGATCTGTGACGGCCTCTTCTTCGAGAAGTAGAAGATCACATCATCCGCTTTGATGTACTTGGTATCCGCTATGGTATAGCCATCAATAGCGTATTGCTTCACCCAGTAACCGACAGGACGGTTGTATTCGTTATACTCGATGCCGCCGACCACCCTGTTCGCCGATTCTCGCGGCACGATCTGGGATGTATCAAGCTCATCCACCTCGATCATCTGCAATGAAAAAGGGATCATGCCGTCTTTCGTGTACCTTTTCACAAAAAGAACACCACCATCCACCTTTTTTCTCACCACCGCCATCCGGAGCATCTGGTTTAATGACTGCTGACCGGTCACATCACAGTTCCTTGCCTTGCTCCACTTCTTCCAGAGCTGTTCAAGCTCCTTATTAAGCTCCGATTTTGGCGTTTTCGACTGGATCTGAAAGCCGGATCCGATGACATTGCGCTTGTAGGCACCCAAAACGCTATTCATGATGTCTGAATTGCGTTCCAGATCCCGCGCCCTGGCTCTTACCCACTCTCTTGAATAGCGGTCGGTGACCTCTGCGGAATTATTTGTAGCCCTCCAATGGGAATTGATACGCCCGAAGTCTCCGGCATCATAGTTCCGAAGCTCTTCATAGGCGTTTCGCCACGCCATCCGCATCGCGCCCTTCTCAGGGCTGAAGAATGTTATTAAATTATCTAACCAACTCATACCATCACCGCCCATCGAACACAGCCACATAGGTATCATCTAAAAGACAGGCATTGTCTTCCGCCGCAAGCTGCGCTTGAAGTTCCTTCTGCCTTGCCAGAAGCTGTGAATATTCTGCTCTTGTCAGTTTTCTGGAACCGATGGTATAGGATTGACCGCCTAAAGCGACATTTGAAAGAGCCTGCTGCACTTCAAGCAGCTCTTCCCGCGCTGTTTTGATCTCTGCCATGCCGTTTTCCTCCTATATCCAGTCTTCATTTGCCTTTATCCAGGACTCTTCCGGAGTCTCTGTCTTCTCAGGACGCTCTTTTTTCTCCTCCACCTTCTCTTCTTCGAGCAGAT